GGGTAGGGGGCATATCCTGCCGGGGTGATGGGGCATCCGGTGCCGGGGGGCATTTGGTGCCGGGGGCATATGCTGCCGGGGTAATTGTGTACCAGGTTGACCGGCCAAATCGCTGGTTGCTCGCCAAGATCCCTGCGTCTTCGAGCCAGCGCAAAGCGTTGCGAACCGCGCGCTCAGAAAGACACGTCCTGATACCAATTGTCGAAACTGAAGGCCAGCAGACCCCCTCATCGCTCGCATTATCTGCGAGCGAGACGAGGACCGACTTTTGCGCAGGACTCATTCCCTGCAGAGGCCAGCAAAGGCTCATGATTACTGTGCTCACTTGCTGCACTCCAAGAACTGACGCGCCAGATATCGTGGGAGCTGGCAAACTGATGATTCAGGCTCGCTATTGCTCGGCGTTAATTTCGTATGCATAATCTGTCTCGCAAGTTGTGAAGAAGCCGGTCTAGCCACCGGCTTTTTTTTGCCTGAAATTTGGTACTGGATGAATCAACAGCCCATCCGCTGTACTACCTGCTCTTCCCGCCTGAGCGGATAATTCAACTCACGCTGCTGGCATGTGCAGCTGACGTATGAGAGGGAAATGGCCGCTGTTCCTGAGCTCGAAAGCTGCCGTCAGGCATCTCAAGAACGCGGATATCGCGCTTCGCAGTCAAAGCTTTGTGAATGGCCGGGGCAGTCACCCGAAGAAGCCTGGCGGCTTCGGACTGCCCTTTGTCAGCCACGAACTTGTCGAGGGAAGTCTCAATCATGGGTCGCGCCTCTGTTATAGATGAGGCTGATGTTAACCATCTGTTAATTTTTAATCAATACCGATGGTTTCTTCTTATTTTTAACCGTTGGTATACATTCGCGCGATGACGAAGAAACGCATCCTCCCGCCCGAGCTGCTCGCCGAGTGCGCAGACGCACACGACTTGTTCCTCTCGAAAAAAAACGAGCTGAAGCTGAGTCAGAAAAAAATCGCTGATGAGGCCGGCATGACTCCGGCTGCCGTGAACCTGTACTTCAAGGGCATCAATCCCCTGAATACGAGATTCGCAGCGGTGCTTTCGCGGATGCTTCAAGAGCCCGTAGAGAGTTTCAGTCCGCGCTTGGCAAAAGAAATTGCGGCGCTGACCAACGCAGCGAAGCCTGCTGCCTCCCAGTCATCCGCCAATATCGTCCAGCAGATGATTGCCAAGCACGGCAAAAACTTGCCCGCTGACGCGCGCCAAAAGATCGCTGACGCGGTTGAGGAAGTAGCTGCCAGCGTCGCCGAAGCAAACGTAAAGGGAGCGGAATATCCCCGGCCTGGCTTGGTTGGTGATGAGGTATGGATTGCTCACTACGATGTCCGCGCGGCTATGGGCGGCGGGCAAATACCGAGCGAATACCCCGAAATGCTTCAAGACATCAGGGTAAGTCCCAAGCATCTTCGCGAGATGGGGGTTACGTTCAAAGAGCATTTCCATCTCAAAATGATAACTGGCTGGGGCCAATCGATGGCGCCCACTATCAAAGATCGCGACCCTCTGCTGGTCGATGTCACGGTTCGGGAATTTACAGGGGACGGGATCTATCTCTTCTCATACGACGAAATGTTGTACGTGAAACGTCTACAGAAGAAAGGCAAGGATCGCTTCAAGATGATTTCAGACAACAAGCATCATGACCCAGAGGACATTCGGGTTGACGACACCCACATTCTGGCCAGAGTGATTTATGTATGGAACGGTCAGGCGGTCTGATCTCGGAGCGCCGCGCATCTAAAATTTGACGCAGAACGATGGAGCGTGAGCTGGTTGCCAAGTGCAATAAAGGTAGTATCAGCTTTCAATTACGGAGGGATAAGCAGTGCGGGGATGTGGACTATTAATACTGGCTTGCGGAGTCGTGGGCATCATTCTAGCCATGAACATGGATGTGTCCGTGGTATCGGGGTTTGGTCGGGTGAACAATATAGGGCTCATGTCCGAGCGTCAGAACTATACGATCATAGCTGGATTTATTGCTCTCGGCGGCCTGCTTATCGCACTCATGAGCAAAAAATCGCCAATCCAAATCGGCGCCCACGGACCGGACGACCAATATCGCACCTGCCCTTTATGCGCTGAGACGATCAAAAAGGCGGCAGTCAAATGCAAGCACTGCGGATCTGACGTCGAGCCACTAGAGGCCTCCAGTTCGGCAGCGACTGCTCCGATGGATGCGACAGGTGGCTGGACAGTACGTTACGACTGCGGCAGCAATAGCGAAATGGATGATGTCCGGAAAAGGATCGCCGACATGCCGGGCGAGGTTTTGCCAGATGAAGGCATGACCGTCGTCACTGGATTTTTCGCAGAAAAAGAAGATGCAAAAGAGTTCAGGAACCGCTACAGCATGAAAAATGGCGCAAACGGTGAATTGCACTTCCAATTTGAAAAGAGCGTTTAGCGACGCCAGTGACTGAGCCCGCCACCAGTGCGGGCTTTTTATTGATCATCAGAAAGGTGCGGCCTGCTCTTCCCTCTCATCAATCATCTCGCCAGGTCGATCCTCTGCCGGTGTGGCCTCCCACCTCACGGTGACCGCCCCATCATCCTCGAAGGTTAAATCGAGCTCGTCCGTAGCGGACAGTACGCCCATCACCTCTTCCCACTCCCTGTCTCCGTCCGTATCCAGGCGGTGAATCGTCACCCATCGCTGAATTTGGGCGACTGGATGGTTGATCATTTCCGTAACTCGTAGCCCCAAGCGTTCTACCCCGGACATCTCAACTCGCCTTGCTGGTTTGACGCTTCCCATTTTTCCCCCTCAAAACTGTATATACATCCAGTAACGATAAAATCATAACGCACGCCTCGCAAAAATAAATTAACCATCGGTATTGACCTATAAATATACCGATGGTTAACTGCACCTATCGAAACGAGCTGGCGCCTCTGCAGGCCCTCTCAGATCGAACACAAGACTGGTGAAGCCGCCAGATAGCACGGGATCAGCGAAGTGATCTCCCAGCCCCGGAAAACGGGACCGACTGGACGAAGCTCTTTACAGAGAACGGAATCACCCGCTGTACCGCATCACCAAAGCAATAACTGAATTAGCGCCCCGAGCCTCGGCTATGAGGGGTGCTGGACCTCATGCACCCTGCCCACCTAACCGGGCAAACGAGCTGCAGCGTGCATGTTGTAGGGACCTGTGATCCACGGCGAACAGATACATATGTTGATTGACGCCCTGGGGAGGAAGCTCACCGCCAACCTATGAAAACGACCGGTCAGCCCTGCAATCAACAGCGGGCAACTGACCAACATCGCTAACGCAGCAAACCGCGACCGACGCCAGTAGCGGGTCGCGGTGCACATCATCACCAAAGCACCTTGCTTGCCGGGTGCTTTGGGATGACAACCACCGAGTAAAACGTAATGGACACCACCATCGTATGTGGGGCATGGAGAGGCCACCTCGGCCGTGGTCTTGCGCCGCGAGAGTTGCAGTATTTGTTGTCAGCCGCCCAGGGCTGCACAGCCAAGGAAATCGCCCGCACGTTCGGCATCGCGCCGGGCACGGTTGTGAAGCGGCTGTCGGTCGCCATGTTCAAGCTCGGAGTGAATCGCCAGACAGCGATGATCGCCGAGGCCATGCGCCGTCAGATCATTTCCCCGCTTTGCCTGTTGTTCATGTCGGTGATCGTTCTGCACGCAGTATTCGACAACGAGGCAATGAGGCGAGACCGGCGCGCCCCGGACGCGCCCCGTAGAGGTGCTTACGAAACGAAGATCACCCGCAAGGGTTCCGAGAAAATCCGGCCGGTAGCAGCTATCTGCTAATCACTGCCGCAGAAAAAAGTACATCTAGGTTTAAGCACTAACTGACTACTCGCCCACCAACTCCCAAGCAACGTAATGCGCGTTTGAATGGAACGACCATCTGATCCAATTTGCACCGCAACACCTGCATGTCTGCGGAAGGCCGTTACGCCCCTCATGTCGCAATGTCATGCCAGACCGCTCCATGCGGTCCATATCAGATGTGTGCACCTCTGAAGAGTTTGCAGCCAAAAGCAGCTTACACGGTTCGCAGAGCATACGTTCTTGTCCAGTACAGATATGAAGTGATGAACCAAGGATACATCCACCGAAAGCTTGA